CTCATCTTCATAATCGCCCATCTTCTCGGGCGGTACTCCATCAGGCAAGATCCAATGCGGATATGCTTGGGGTTCAGTAATCATGAACATGGCAATATCTTCTGCAAAGCCTGCCCTTTTAAGACTTAGAAAATATTCATATAAGCCAATGCAGTAAGCATCTAATTTAGAGTAGCCCTGCTCCTCTAACGCCTTAGTCGCTTTTCTTGCCATGGGAAAATTATCGGTCTAGAAGAAGATTATAGATCTCATCAACACGCTCATTAAGTCTTTTAATTTCAGACAAAAGGTGCGTGATGACAAAGCCCGATAGACCACCTAGCACTGCAAGAGTAGCCAGGTAGAGAGTAAAGAAGTCTGATTGTGTCACTTCTTCATACCTAATGCTGGATCATTGACATTTAGGTAGCGCAATACTGGTGGCAAGATAGATGCAACACCAGCTGCAATAAGTGCCTTTGGATCTGTAACTCCAGCAGCAACCATTGAGATTATTGCTACGAGAAACGCTCTAGCCCATGAGCCTGCTGCTGTCTTTAGTTCATTCATTACTTGCTCCTAACATAGGTACTTGAAAAAAAGCCCCATCATCGTCAGCTTCTTGCGTAAACGAGATGTGACAGTGGTGTGTGTGTTTGTTAGCCCCTGTGTACTCTCGCCATGCCCAACCCTTTTTTGATGAGGCGATACGACCATCAAAGATAATGTAGGTAATTCTGCGTTCTTTTTTAGACTTGCATAAGAGACGAATCTGATCTGCAATATCTGGCATAAGGTCTGGCTTGGACTTACCACTGACATCACGATCAACATCGATGGCACGAACCCAGCCATCAACATCGGGATTATGATCGCTAGGGCGAGACGCGTGTCGGCTATCACCGACCCAGCCATCCGATGACTTGTCACGACTTGGGAATGTGTCATCAAATTGTTCCCTTAATTGAGAAGCAGCTTTACTCAGACGGGGTTTCATTGTATTCCTCAAATGGAATAATCCATTGGCAAATAGTTTCATCGAAACCTGTTGCATTTGTTGGTTCTGGCGCAATAAAGGCATCAAGATTGGCATCGTATTTATAACCTATGCCAGCATAATTAAAACGAATGTTGCCATTATAGGAAGTGCGTTTGCAAACTTGACCTCTAAAGTTACCGTACCAGGTCTCTGGATCTAAACCTTCGATAAGTTCAGTTTCATCAATGCCAACAATTACCTCTGTAACAATATTGTTTTCATCTAAAAAAGCGTAATGTGCCATTATGCCCAGCTCACATTTCCTGTGCCAGCAGTTATAGTTGTAACCTTAAATCCGCCAGATGGACCTGCTGTTGATCCTGTGAGTCCACCACCGATTGTAATTGTGCGAGTATCTGGATACTTGATAACAACAATGCCTGAGCCACCTGCACCGCCTGTTCGATTTACAACAGTACCGTCAAAAGCACCATTTCCACCGTTTCCAGTATTAGCACCGCCTGATGTTCCATTACCTGAAACGCCATTAAGAATATTTCCGCCTCGTGCGTAGGTAACTGATGTTCCAGTTATCGAATTAGCAGTTCCAATTCCACCATTTGCATCTGCACCTCCTGACTTTGTATTACCTGCCCCACTCGATCCACCGCCTGTTCCTGCGTTACCAGTTCCGTTTGCAGTACCGTTTGCACCATTATTACCTTGTGAAGGTGAAGTTGACGGGGTATTGCCCGTTCCACCTGTAGGGATAGGGGTTGAGGATGCGCGTGAACCACCGCCACCACCTGAACCACCATTTGCACCATTGCCTGTAAAACTTGGTCCTGCACCACCACCTGCACCACCGCCAGCGGAAGTATCAGATCCGAAAACGCTATTGCTACCGCTTGAGCCGTTTGCTGACCCTGTGCCACCTGCTCCGCCTGCGCCTACTGTTACCGTGTAACTAACTCCAACTGTAAGGCTTTGGGTTGTAAAATAACGATAACCACCTGCTCCGCCTGAGCCAGAATACCAGCCGTCACCTGGCGAACCACCTGCACCTGCAGCTCCTGCAACAACAAGGTAGTCAGAATTAAATACGCTTACTCCGACACTTGAGGCGATAATTCCAATTAAAGAATTAAGCATTAGGCAATACCACCTACTACAACCCATGAGTTAGCAGCGATCTTGATGCAAGCTGCTGACTTGTAACGCGCAAGAACTGGAGATCCGCTTGACGCTCCCGCACTTGCTACTGTGGTAGTTCCTGGGGTTGTTGCAGTTATTGTTGTAACTCCTGCACCCTTCATGTACACAAGCAATGTTGTGCCAGTAGGAAATGCGTAAGTTGCATCTGTTGGAATGTAAAAAGTATTTGCTGAGGCGTTGTCCATTGTGACAATAGCGTTGAGTCCGTCTGCCTTGACTGCTGTGTATGTAGTGCCAGTCTGTGCATTGACCACCATGCCTGCAAGCGATGCATCGACAGAATCACCAAGGGTCTCAATAGCAGTTGCGCCATTCTTGACTAAATCTGAAGATGTGGGAACAGTCCAACCAAAGTTAGGGGTAGTAGTTGCCATTATGTTAAAGCTCCTGTCGCATTTGTCCAAGTAAGTGTAGCATTTACGCCAGTCCAAATTAGTGAGGCTGGCAAAATTGTTTCCCATTGTGTAGTAGATAGTGAGAAGTCTGTAGCTGAGACATAGAGAGTTATGTCCACATAGGTAGGGGTGGCGTTTAGTGCCACATTCTCCACAAAGCCATCGAATGTACCATCGAGAAGATTGCTAGGCAGGTTAGTAATAAGTACAGGCTGACCAAAGAATATACCAATCAGGCTGTCAAGCATCGCGCTCGGCATGTCTGGATTATCTAAGCGGAAGCGGATCGCTCCTAATGAGCCTCTAGGGTTCTTGCGTAGGTTTAATTCTCTGGAGGCAATATCAGTGATGTCTATAAGGCTTTTAATGTTTGACTCGGCAGACTTCTCAAACAGTCCGTAAGAGGCTATTGAGTCTGCATCAGACACGCTGTAAGTAGAGCCGTAACCTGATGCGTACTTATAGATAAGGCTGTTACGGATACGGGCTATCTGAGTCTGGGACTGGATACTGCTAGGAGTTGCATACGATCCGTCAAGGTTAGTAAAGCCATTAGCAGCCAAGTAGTTAGAGCGATGGTCGGCATCGTCATAGGAGACATCGCCATCCTTTTCCTCATAGACCTGACCTAGTGCGCTAGTTGCTATCTGATCTACTAAGGTCTGTGATTTGGCTGTTGCACTAGCTGCAAGGTTAATCATGGTGTAGAAGCCAGGGTCGATAGTGCCGATATAAGTCTCAGCCTCAGCCCATGTCGTAGTGGCTGGATAAGTAGCCCATGTAACAGTAGGGGTTACTTCTGCCCATGAAAGGTCTAGAGCACTGCCTAGAATAGTTGCTATCTGTGCGCCATCTAAGCCTTCTGCAAGGGCTGTGTTAAACACTGCCTTAGTAAGTTTAGCCAATGAGCCGATACCAAGAATTGTGCCAGTAGTAATGTAGCCAGATTCTTCTGGGCTTCTGACGCCGATTGAGAAGTCTGATACTTCGCCACCGAATACAGTGACATAAGTACCGCTTGAGTTCTTTAGTTCTAAGGTTACTGGCTCTGTGACATTGATAGTAAAGGGCGTGTTGTCTGTATTGACTATCTGGACTTGGCAATAACCTGCTGTAGGCTGACGATCAACATCTAATCGACCAGTTGAGTAGGAGACAGAAGTAACAGTCGTATAGACATCATCGCCTACTGTTACTCGCCATTGTGGAAGCCATGTCATTAGTTAGTGACCAGCGTTCCTCGATCTTTAGCATTTTGTAGAAAGTCATTTATTGCTTCTGCAACAGCATTAGGATCTGTAAATGGTGGAGCAACGACAGTAACTTCTATTTTAGTTGTACCGCCAGCACCAGGAAAACCACTTGGTGCATAATTGCCAGCACTACTACTACCGCCCTTGCCACCTGAACTAACAAAGCTGCCTTTAGCAAGTGCTTCATTTATTTCTGCAGGCGTCATTGGTTGATTTGTAGGTATGCCACTAGGACTAGCATTAGGATCGCCCAGAATAGGCGTTGCGTTCTTTGTCACAGTGCCAGTGCCAGTGCCAATAATCCCTAACAGCCGAATAGCCTCGTTAAGGTTAGCCAGGTTGATTAGATCCTTAGGCAAGAGGTCTTTGAGGATTTTCTCAATGTCCCTCAGCTTGAGTTCTTGACCAGTCAGCGCACCGACTATCTTTAGATCTGCATTTAGTTTATTAGTTGCAGCAGTAATAGCAGCGACA